TTGATACTTGCCTTGATTGCCGAGATGTCATCATCCATCCTAGAAAACTTAGTATAGAAATACTTGATGTCCCTGCCATGCTCTTTGATTGTTGTATCCATTACGGCGCAGTCATGCTCATTCATAGATTGTCCTTATTATTTAAGTGGATATTTATCTTTGTAAGCCCAGTTCTCTCTTACAAGTTGATTGTGGGAACGACCCTCGTCTACATACATCTCAACAAAACCTAAAGTCCTAACAAACTTGATAGCCTTTAGATTTGTTTCGCTAATCGTAGCAATGAGCTGACCATTCACTTCTAATAAGTCATTAAGACATTTACTTAATGCTGGTAACAGACTAGGAAGACTTGTATCTAGTTCAACACCTGCGTCATATGGATACTTAGCAAGTAGATATAATCCACCTATACACTTACCCCCCTTCCAGAAACCATGTAGTCTACGGAACTTCTCGTCTTTGAAAGTAGGCATAGCCTCTCTAACTAATTTCTCTTCTTCTTCATCTTCTACTAAACGAGATTCAATCATTGTGGTGGTACTCCATAAACTACGCCATCAATGTTCTCCTGACTAAGAGTAGCAGGTAAGTCACGTAAACCTTGACGGTATGTTGCCCAAGTAGCTTTATCAACTGGTGAATCAACTAGTTGTGTCCAGTCACTCTTAGTGAGTAGTTTATTTCTCTCAGCTCTAACACGAGCTACTTTCTGCTCATAAGATAAATCTTCATTGTTAGTTTCAGGAGTAGGTTCAGGTGTATAAGCAACCACCTCACCTACCCAACTATCAACCAAGAACTCATCGCCATCAACAATATCTTGACGTTCTGCGATTGTTTTACAAGCGTCCTTAATATTAACTAAGAACTCCTCTACATTAGTTGCTCCTCCAAAGTCTGAAGGATAAGCTAGTTGAGGTTGTTCTTCTAGGGGTTTAGTACTCTTGTCAGTATTGCAGGCAACGAGTAGTTGTTTGGTGAATGGGTCAGTACCCATAATCTTAATATTTATATTGGTCATATGTTTCTTTTCCTATCGTTAATTTAATGCACCTGCTCGTGTGCCTGTAGTTACCCATGTGATGTAAGAGTTGCCTGATGTACAAGCACCGCCTGAGCCACCACCAACGTACCCACTACCGCCTGATGCACCTAAAGCGCCACCAGTACCACCAGTATTACCATGAGAACAACTGCCACCTGAGCCTCCACTTGTTAAACCACCACCAACACCAACGCTACCAGTGGAGTTAGATAACCCAGCGCTGTATTGTCCATAAGCACCTCCAGAACCAGCATTACGTCCAGCACCCCCACCACCACCGTTTCCAGCATGAGTAAGAGTACTTTTCCCACTAGAGTAAGAATGAAGAGCAGTTCCTGCACCACCACCACCCCCACCACCAATAGTACCGTTGTTCGTCATGGAAACTGCGAAGTTAGTGGATAGAGCCAAACCACCAGCTTGCGGTGATACGTTTCCAGACATAAAGATGCTTTCATCTTTACCACTACCACCATTACCGCCCTTACCTACGATATAACCATTGTTGGTTACAGAAACAGTATCACCTGAAGCAAAGCCAGAGATTGTTAATGCTGTAGAGCCTGTAGAAGTAGAGCCAATAACAACCCCACTGTTAATAACGAGTGTAACGGCTGTGCTGCCCGAGACGTATCCTGGAATAGCTGAAGGTTGAAGTGTATAGTTATTAGTATTAGAAGTAATAGTTACTGTAACTGGTGTAACACTAGATGTCCCATAAAAGTTAGAAATACTAATTGCACCAGATGTGGGTACAGTATCAGAACCATAATACTCACTTAATGAGATAGGGTGTGAGCCACCAAACTCATCTTGAATAGTTTGTAAGCTAATTGGACCACTTGATGGAATAGCCATTAATCATTCTCCAACTTTCTAACCTTAGCGCTTAGCTCCTTAACTGCTGAGAAGAGAACACCAATTAAACCATTATAGTTTACTGATTTCATACCTTCATTATTCTCAGTGATTAACTCGGGGAACATAGCCTCTACTTCTTGAGCGATAACACCTACACTATCCTCTTCAGTATCTGTTCTTGTATAAGTAACTCCTCTAATAGCATCTACAGCATCTAAAGCATTAGGTATCTCGTTAATATTCTTTTTAATTCTTTCATCAGAATAAGCAGTGACGTTACCAGTAGCATAGATATTACCTGATACATATAACTTCTCACTAGGTGATGAAGTACCTATACCAACGTTGCCAGTAGATGTTATACGCATTCTTTCTGCTGATGTACCGTTACCAGTATATAAAAGAATATTAGCTGTTGTTGATGAGCGTGGTGCTAAGAATAAATCACCATTAACACCACCTGCTAAAGCAGAGGTTCCTGTGCCTATATAACAAGCAGTCTGTGAAACAGGGGCTGATGCTACATCACCAAGGCGTAAAGCAATACCATTTGTGTCAGTTACAGTTAATTTAGCACTAGGACTACTAGTACCTATACCTACATTGCCACTAGAGTCTATACGCATACGTTCTGTAGAACCACGGGTAAACTTCAGATTTGAATCATTCGTAATGTCCCAATTATTAGACATAGTATTATTTAGGCGTATGCCTGCTTCACTAGAGCTTTCTATCTGCAGCTTCTGAGCAGGACTACTAGTTCCGATACCTACGTTGCCATTTCCTTTTATTGTCAAGGCTGTAATTTGGCTTGTACCATTTGAGCGGCTGGTATTAAACTGGAAGTCACCACTGGTTGCTGTATCAGCACCGTTTGAGTACAGGCGTGTCACATTAGCTATATTATCAAGTGTGAAGTGATTGGCAGTATTTTGAGCTTGACTAGCACCATTGTTGATACCACCGCTAGCTGAGAAAGACCCTGATACAGCCAACTTAGCACTAGGCGACGAAGTACCAATACCAACGTTGCCCGCGGAGTTTATATCCAGTCTGCGTGAGTTGTTTGTATCATCAAAGACAGTAAACGAGCCATTATAGTTAATAATAGAGAAGTCAGAGTTGGTATCCGTGTCTGTTAGATATATACGAGGGAAGCTAGAAACAACTTTTAAATCTCCATCCATTTGAGCAGACCCTGAGACGTGTAATTTAGCACTAGGACTACTAGTTCCGATACCTACGTTACCTGCTGAGTCTATGCGTAGTCTTTCTGCTGATGCAGTATAGACGCTCATCCAATCGCTGCTATCAGAGTATCTAATACTACCTTTTGCACTAGAAGTAGTACCTCCAAAATTAACAGCAGCTTGTCCAGTATCTGGAGATGTTAAGTATAACTGAGAGTTTGCCGTAGTTGCGTATGCAGTAACACTACCAGTAACATCAATACCAGTAGAGGTGGTATGTAACTTCTCTGAGCCTGCGTGGAAGAGTTGAACAGAACTATCTGTATTGAATTTCGCTAAGTGGTCTGCACCCTTCTTTAATTCAATTCCTGTACCATCTGATTCAATAATGAGACTTCCAGTACCAGCATCTTTAATGATGGAATAAGACCCCGTATGCCACATCTGCAAGTCATCAGTATCACCAAGTTTAATCTTGACGTTATCACCTACATCATAATCAGCTGTAGCGATTTGTGCAGCATCTGCTGTTGTTCCCTGCGCTGCAGTAGCATAATCAGAAGAACTAAATGCTTTTACTTGTGCTAGGTTAGTGACTTCACTATCCATCAAAGCACCAACTGCTGATACATCACCACTTGATAGTGTAACAGCCCCCTCTCTGGTGTTAAAGGAGGTTACAGTACCTGAGGCAGAAAATGCTGCTGCATCCCAAGTTGAACCATTCCATATAAATAGGCTATCGGATGTTGTATTCCAATAGATAGCACCAGTTAGTAAAGCATCTCCGTCATTATCTAAAGTAGGTGCAGAACTCTTCGCCCCTAAATACCTATCATCAAATGAATCATAACTAGCTGCTGCATTTGTTTCAGATGTTGCTGCACTAGTTGCACTAGTAGAAGCCTCACTAGCTTTTGTAGTGGCTGTGGTGGCTTGAGTAGCTGCTGATGTAGCACTGGTACTTGCTGCACTTGCCTGTGTAGTAGCTGTTGTTGCTGAAGAGGCTGCATTAGTAGCTTGAGTTGTGGCTAGAGTAACCTGTGCTGTTGCTAGGGTAACTTGAGCTGCACCGTTAGTAGTTGCTAAACCAGCTTGTGTAGTAGCTAGAGCAGCCTGAGTTGTTGCTAAAGTAACCTGTGCTGCACCATTAGTAGTAGCTAAACCAGCTTGGGTTGTTGCTAAAGTAACATCTGCTGCAGTAAGAACTACATCTGCTGCAGTAAGAACTACATCTGCATTAGTTAGAACTACATCTGCATTAGTTAGAACTACATCTGCATTAGTTAGAACTAAATCTGCTGCTGCTGCAGTTGCTGAACTTGCTGCTGAGGT